ATCGCCTCCAGTGAAGATGTTCATTGCGTCAATATATCCGTCAGGATCAGCGGTTTCGCCAACATCAAGTGCTACTGCACTAAGCGAAGCACCCGAGAATGGAGTGACAACTTTTACTCCGCATCCTACTACAGCACTGCCAGCAGGAACTTTGTATTCAATGGTTTCAGCAGCAGCAGTTGTGCCAGTGAAATCCTGTGGTGTAATGACGATCTCGTCAGTGAAAGACCCCTTGGGGAATTCATTTATGGTTAGAAGTGACATATTATTATATTCCTTTCCTTAAGGGTTAAGCGATTGCAGTGATCTTACCGTGAGCTTGCGGATGATACACTAGAGATGTAAGTGCGCAATCAACATAGCCTCGTTCACCAGCTCCAAGATTTGGAAGGCGAGTGCTTCCCATTGGAATCAATTCAGAAACACCGAAGTACTCAGGGTTGATGAGATATCCTGTGTCCTTGTTGCTTGTGTCAGGGGCAGTGTCAGGATTCATGTTCACGATAGAAACCATGCCGTGATCACTTTGGTATACTTCAACCGAAAGAGTGATTTGAGCTTCGTTACCATTGTAGTTAACCGAACGAACACCAGGGTTTGATCCGTCATTAACCTCAGCACCAAAACGAGCGAAGTCACTGATCTTACGACGAAGAGCAGTATCAGCAACAAGAGTCAAGCTCTCTGTAGATCCAGTCTCGCGGTAGATACCAGTGATAAGGTTGTTCAGCGTCGATTCACTGAAATCGCCAGTAAGGTGCAGAGAATCAGTGCTAGTACGGAAGTCAGAAGGGACAGGGTTAACAGCTTGTTCACCGTTTTGGATCCACTTGCCAAGACCACGAAGTTTGTAAGGAGTACCTTGTCCGTCCTCTGATGACATTTCGTTGTCAGAGATAAGAGTAGCTTCTACGTTACGTTTTAGCTCGCGGATTGCTTTAGCTTCAGCTTGAGCAACCTTAGCAGGGCCAACCGAGTCAACAGCTTCCTGAAGATCAGATACAAGGTAATCCTTGCGGAACTTCTGAATGTAGTTGCCAAGACGAGCACGCTTTGAGAACTTGTCCGTGAATGAAGTGATATCGGAACCTTCCGAGATACCGTCAGTGCTTACGTCAGCAAGAGTGTCAACAGTCCATTCAACGAAAGTGCTGTTTGCTTTTTGCTTGGAAGCAGATGATAGAACAGGTGTTTCTTCTGGAGCCAAAACGGTCAAGACATCAGTGAGGTCCTCGCGATTGGATACAGACGAACCCTGTGTATTTACACCAGTAGGTGCAGGGGAGAATGTATTAGATAATGACATTTTATTATATTATTGAGATAGTTGAAGTGTTCTGAGTCGAATGTAGTCGTTTTTCTTGCCGCTTTGCAAAAATTGATTGGATGCGTTATTTAGACTCTTAACGGCACTGGGCATTTTCTTTTCGGATTTAGCCGATGCAGGAGTGCTGGAAGGAGGAATAAGCCTGCCCTTTCTGGGTTCATCTTGTACCAATTTTCTTCCGAACATGCTGTTTGCTGCATGCGCAAGAAGATATGGTAATTGAGCTGAAACCTCTGGGTCGAACTTATCAAGTCCTTTTAAGCGCTCATCGTTGAGCATATCATTGTACTTGGAATTTACCTCATTGTCATCTTGCATCCACTTGAACTCCTTTTTTGCCTTGGCAATTAGGTTCTCTCCTGATTCTTTCGCATCCTGGATGCGTTGAATCTTTTGAGCTTGTGCAGGGATGAATTTCTTTTCGGCTTTCCTGGCATTCTGAAGGTGCTTTCTTACGTCGGACTTGGTCATTTCTTTGCCCTCGACCTCCGTAATTACTTCATCAGCTGAGTATCCATCACTATTGAATATAAGATCCTCGGCCCATTCAATTACATCTTCGACTTGCTTTGCAACTGATTGCAGTTCATCGATATTTTCTAAATGTTTGTACGGGTTGTCCGAATCCTTAACTTCAGGCGTGATTTGACTCTTGGCTTGCGCCTTGAGTTTTTCTAGTTCAGCTTCTGCTGCTTTGCGCTTTGCTGTTAATTCACCGAATCTGGCTACTGCACGACTACCGAGTTTTTCGGATAGTTCGCGCAAGTCATCTTCGGATAAATCATCCAATTCAATCTGAGAAAGAACATCCTCTGAAGTCTCTTCTTCGGTTGATTCCGATTGCTCGGACTCCTCCACTGAAGTTTCTTCTTCGGAATCCTCGTTAATGCTATTATCTTCTGCAACGGCTTCAGGTGCTTCAGCAGTCTCCTGCTCAACTTGATTCGTTTCCGAACCAAGAACCTGACCCTCCTCTGCGGTTTCTGTAGTCTCAGTTGCTTGCGCGGTCAATTGACCCGCTCTGCTCCTGGTGAACTGTGATAATGACATGTTGGTCGCCTGCTTGGGTGCAGCTTCGGCGATTGCTGCTTCTTGACTTTCATTCATAATAACGCTTTTTGCGCCAGCGATGGCGATGATGCATTATAGCACTACTTTTTTGTCGATTTAAGAATTAGGAAATCTATTCCTTAAAACTTCCCAATCGCAAAGTTCTATAATTTCATCAAGCGCTAATATTCTACCTGAAGTCTGTTGAATTACCTCCATGTCGGCTTTGTGCAAATCCTGTATGCAATCCTCTCGCATCTGCACGATTGACTGCACAAGAGAAGCGAATGCTTCGTGATGCTTCAGGGATTCAATGTCGTCTGGTATCATAACTACTCCGCACCCTGAGTTTGTATCTCTCCAACTCTAGCGGCTTCAGTGCCGAGTTGCCCGAACTCAGTAGCATTGACCATTTGCTGCTGCTGGAATGTGTACTGACTTGCGTACTTATTCAGTCTCTCCGCGAACATTTGATCCTGCTGCAATTTAGCAGTAATGTCAGGCTGCTGCGCGTATTGCTGTATCAGCTGAGAAGCTACTTGACCTCCATTAGGTCTAGCTGGCATCTCTATACCTGCAAAAATCTTGGATAGATCATCCAGTATTTGATTCTGGATCTCCTGTGAAGCGGTTTCTGTTTCCTGCATGATAGTATCCGCAAGGACGGGATCAATGTTGGACATTGCTGCAGTCAAAAGACTGTCAACATTCACGCGTCCACCCCTATCCAGTTTCAACAAGCTGATCATCTGCTCTATCTTGCTGGATTGAGTCTCTGGATCGGTACTTAGACTATCAAAGGATATTGTAATATCGTAGTTCTCGTCAGGGGATCCCTTCTGGAATTGGACGGGGTCAGGCGCTCCAGTAACTCTGAAGTACACGTAGTCAGGCCCGAAGCGCTGAAAACAAGTAAAGCACATGTTTATTACGTCCGAGCAATGCTTCAAGAACTTGTCCACCAAGAACTGCCTACGAGCTGTACTTATTTCATCATCAGCTAGTCCAGTCAGTTGATTTGCCTGGTTCTCCATCCGATTTTCCATCTCTATGCTGCTTTCAGCTGAGGAGGCTGGAGGCGGATCCATGTATTCGTAATCCTTTTCACGTCTGCGCGGGATCAAGGAACCAGGGCCGAAGTTAGACGGGGGTTGATTGAAGGGGTGCAGTATAGGGGGAAGTGTAGTTATACTGTTGCGATCAATTCTAGTGTCGCGTTCAACCTTTACTTGCTGCTGCAATCCCTTCAGTTGCGCTGGAATTGAAGTTGCATCATAGAGCCGTTTACTATTGTTCGAAAGTCTAGTGACGATAACTGGGTAGTCATCGTATCCGTTCATCAGTTCAAATTTAGCGTAGTCCGTCTCCGTGCTGGACTGGAACTCTCTGTGAAAGATAGTGCAATATATGCCCTCGGATCCATCCTCTGGATCAATCAATCTTTGGTACGCATGCACGATTTCTATGAGTTCGTCCGCTTCGTAGGTAGTGTTGTTGCTTGTAAAATTGAACCTTCGACCTTCCTGCTCGACCTCAACACTGTCCACATTTACGCCCCTGTAACGATCAATAACAGTCTGCACGAAATCTTCATTCCAGTCCTCCGTGACAACTTTATTTTCTAACTGCTGCGCTGTGTAGTAAGTTCTCCAGAAGCAATAAGGACTGCGCTGCGGATCGGTAACATAGCTAGGAAACAAGAAATCTCCATCAGCAGCAAGAGTGCGCACTTCGGGGGCATCTACAGTTCTTCGCACGGCTGGCAATTCAGCGAACCCAGTCTTCCTTAATTCTTTTAGAGCTTTCTTTGCGCGTTTCTGCGTTACGCCCTCGTAAGCGGACTGCAGCATACCAATGACGCTTTCATCATCTCCCGCTTCAAGCATTTCAGTTATTTCGGGGGCATTGAGCTGTATCTGGTCCAGGCTAAGTCTTTGAATAATTCTGCGATCTTCAGCTTGCCACCCTACATAGGTGATTAATATTCCGCGCTCCAGCAGGTAATTAGCAGCCAATTCCATTTCCTGCATGAACCTGGGTATATAACCAGAAGAAACCATCCACTTCAAAAAGCTGGATACGGTTTTTGCGCGGGCTGCATCTGTTCCCTCCGTCGGGTACGCGCGAACATTACTTCGGCGCAATGCAGTCATAAAGAATGCTACCAGTTTTGTAATGCGCTCCTCAATGACATGGCACTCCATGTCGGATGCTCCCTCCCAGGGGAATGCATCGGCTCCATGCTTGCGGAGATCCTGGCTCTTACCAGGCCATATGTTATGCCTATCATCATAGGCTTCCCTGCATTGATCGAAAAAGGGCTCCAGTTCTAGATTCGTCTGATCGTAGGCGCGGCGAAGCGCGGATACTTTCGGCTCTGAAGTGAAGTATGTTAGTGAGTCGGAGAAGTCTTCTGGCATCTGTTGCTAATTTTTTTTATTACCTCAAAAACGTAATTTTTTGGCACTCCTATCATATCACATAATTTTTCTGGAGGAACCTCTTCGGTGTTAAGAGTTAAAGCACGAGTCATCAGCTCCCAGGCCAACAATCTATCGACCTGCTCGTTAATCCAATCTTCGTCAAGAGTGATGTCCTCTTCCGAATCAATCAAATAGCTTTTCTTTGATGTACCTGTAGCTGGGGTTTCCATCGTTTATTTCCTCAATGTTGATTCTTTTTCCTAGCATGTGATCCCTGAATCTGCGCGGGACTACAACTGGAACAACGCCATCAAGACCCTCCAACTTACAATACACGTAGCTTTTGTTGGGGGCAAACCTGATGACCTGCCCCTTCCAATGCTTCGGCACGATTTCTGGAACATGCAGCGCCGTCTTAAGTATTTCTGCACCTTCTTCGTTAATCCACGTATTTTTCTTTGAGCCAGTTATCATGGAATTATCTAGTTTGTCCTTTGCAATATCTAGGGACTCCTCAAAACTGTACTCAGTTTCGTATCTCTTCATTAGGGTTGTTAATCTTTCTTTCACTAATATCCTCCTTTTTTGGGTTGCTGCTGAAGTAAATCCTTGTCGTAGTGATCTGGTCCATCTCCAGCATTCATCATGCGCAAGTATCTCATTAGGTCAAAGAAGTCCTTCAGGGGTTCGTCGCTCTTTCCTTGCGCGGAATAATTCAATAGACTGTCGATTAAGTTCTTGCATGAAGAATCAATATAGCACACTGGGCTGTTCGCTTTGTCAAGTTTTGCATCTGGGTTATAGGCGAACCATTCGTCCAGAGCGGCTATACCAGTATCCTCGTGCTTGCCAGAACTGGGAATAAAATGCATGTCATAATCGGCGAATACGGTGAATAGATCCTCGTTGTTCTCATTCTCTCTAGCGAAATACCTACTATCCCCTACGCGTTCCTGCACTTCAATATTCAATTCTTCTTCGATTTCTTCGAACAGTGAAACATAGGAGCCTATATCAAGTCCTATCTTTTTTGCCGCTGGGCCGAACTTCCACTTGGGATCTCCAAAAATAGCCCACTCCCCGTAAGTATCCCTGTCGGGCCACTCCCTGATAATGTATACATTGTCATAGGATACCGCCGCCCAGATGCAGCTGAAGTTCCTGGCACCAGCAGGGTCCACAATGTGATAGCAAGTGTAGTGCTTCTTGTCCGTGAAGTCAGGCATCTGCATCCCGTGCCTGTTGGGTTCATCTGAAAGCACGTTCACGGAAGTGCTGAACATGGGTAGCAGAGATGTCATGCTCTTCACGGGAACTCCGTAAGCACGCACAAGTATCTCATCTTCTGGACTGTTCTTGAGATCCTTCGCTATGCGGTCGTACCCGCCGAAAGGGTTCTCATCGGAGTGCAGATAGACTATACCTGCGTCCCTGCTAGGACTGTACTGCTGCACGGGCACGTCCTTTTGTAACAATTCAGCCTCGCGAACCTGCAGTGTCTCTGCACCCTTCAGGTATTCCGAAACGAAGGGGGTGTACCCATCAATGGGGGTAAAGCCGAGGAGCATTCGACTGTTTCTTGTAGCAAGTCTAAATCTCAATGTATTCACCAGGGCAGCGTCCCCCAGGTACTCGTCCAACCATGCCCCTATGTTCAATGCATTCATTTCATTGCACTCGTTGAACCCGAACTCGAAACCCTCCAGTATCGTCTGATTATTGCTGAACTGCGTGTAAGTCTTGAAATCTACTCTAGTCCTGGTGTCAGGGAAGATAAAACTACTGCCAGTGAAGCCGTTCTGCATGCTGTAGTTTATGTAACCATCTATGCTCTTTGTCTTCTTCCTGAACTCCTTCGGCATCATCTCCCATACTGCACTTTGCTGCACCTTGACGCTCGTATCTGCATTCTGACTGAAACAAACTACATGCCCGTCATTGCAGCTAGTTACTGCCTGCATTAGAAGTTTAGCGCAGCCAGTGGTCTTCCCACTTCTGTTCCCGCCGAATGTAATCACTTCATTGTAGTCCTGCAGAGCTTCTCTGATCCTACCCCAACCAGGTAGCTCAAAGCCGTACCGCAGGGGATCCTCCTGTGATGCTAGTATTCTACCCTCGTGCGCCCTGTGCAACTCGGACAACAATTTCGGGTCCTTCTCCCCCAGCAGCACTATCTCCTCGTCGGTCGGCGGGTGCAGGATTGCATGCTTTGTGAATTCAATCATTTTCTTCTGGCTCCTCGGGATCCTCTTCAATCCACTCAATTTCAATATTATGCGCATTGATCTCCTTCTGCGCTTCATGCAGGAGCATCTTCCCTGCAGGCAGATGATTGTAGTCGTAGAAGATCTCTCCGATTTCGTCCATGACTACAAAGCAGTAGTTCTCGAAATGCTCCCCGAGAATACCTTTGAGCTGATCGTAGATCGGGTCATAGCTGGGATCTGTTATTGATCTAGGCATCGTGAACTTCAGCTTGTATTGTTTTTGCCTGCTCTATCCTATCCCTAGCAGCCTTGATTGTTGCCTCGTAGTCCTCCTGCGTGTACACTTTGCGCTCTTCGCTGATGTTTGTAGCCTCCCCGCGAGCCGTCAATGCTTCCCGCGCAGCATTAGCCTTCGCTATACTGAGCTCCTTGAGGTCCTTGAAACTGACTTTCATTTCGGGGTCATCCTGCATGCGCTCGCGCACTTTCTGTATGAGGTCCTCCTCCAGGCTAGTTAGATGCATGTAACTCTTCGCTGCCAGTTTACCCCCGAGTTCCTTGAACCTGCTCAAATGATCCGCGAACTCCACCAGAATGTTCACAACTGTATTCCTGTGCACTCCGTACTTCTTTACTATCCTGGTCTGCGTATTGCCTGTACTGAAAAGATACAGCACCCTAGCCACCTTCTCGGGATCATACACCGACAGGGACTTCACCTTCTTCAGTTGCATCTCCTCCGCGTACGCCTGCACCGCAGAAGCAATCTCGCCTTGAAGTAAGTTTTTTTCAGTTTTTTCTTGCATTTATCTAAAAAGTATGAATTTACTATGATACTATACAAAGATCATAGTCCTAGTGCAAGCCCAATGTCAAGGGTGCAAACGGTACTTCAGGTAGCACCTGGTAAGACATTAAACTACGAACGCAGCTCGCCGAGATCAAGCTCCAGTAGGAATACTGGCGCTCTCCGCGAACTTTGGGTTATTCTCCCTGATGCAACCATGAAGGAGAATATAAAATAACGCTGCTGCTTAAGGATGAATGATCGATAATACCTAGTCCGACCTCTATGGTCTACGCAGTCCGTGCTTCGTGAATGGCGAAGCTGTGCTCATAAATAACAAAGCTGTGCTAGGGTGTGGTATAATACGAAGCATGTCCAGAAAAGATACAGTAGCTAAGATGAAGGATAAGGCTTACCAAAGCCGTCCAGATCAAAAGAGACGCAGAGCCGCTCGTAATAGAGCTAGGAGAGCTGCAGTCAAGAAATACGGGGCAGCAGCACTTCGGGGCAAGGACATAGATCACCGCAACGGTAACCCTATGGACAACAAACCTTCGAACCTGCGAGTTATGCTCAGGAAAACAAACCGAGGCCGTAACAACGGACCCAACGGTAAACCTGGGAAATCAGGACATAAGAAAAAATAAACCCAAGCACCCTGGTAAGCAGCGCCCCGCAAGGTCGGAAGCCCCTTGAGGTAGGTATTTTTTTTTGGGGTAGTAGATGAATATACATTTGCAGCGGCGACTGCACTTGCGACCCCACCCCCCCCCTTGATGATAGCCAAACACGTCGCAAAGCTATGATGCTTCGCAATTATATCATACTTTGCTTTGGCGTTTGGCTGTCTCTCTAATGGTGAACATGGGAGCACTCAAAAAAAGTTTTTTTTTATTTGACATGGGGCATCGCTGGTCTACTGTAGTTCTATCGGAGGCAGTCTGCCGAAGACTAACAAAATAAAATATATACCATGAAACATAAAGCATTAGACGAAGCATTACTAAAACTCAACGAAGAGGTGAATCGGTTTGTGTGCAACCAGGACAGGGTTGCAGAAATCAAAGCGCTAAAAGAAGAAAACGAAAAGCTAAGGATCCTCCGCAACGTCGAAAATAAAACATACGAACAATGCAAGAAAACTCGTGAAGGATGGCAAGAAATGTATCGTGAAAAAGATAAAGACTATGACGAGCTTTGGGAAAAATATATGAAACTACTGAGAAGTAAATAATCACTAGTCCCGCCAGAGATGGCGGGGCTTTTCTTTGCCCTTGGGTCCTGGGTTCGCTGGGTAAAGGGGGGAAGGGGGCAACGGGGTGATAGCCAACAAGAGTCGGTCTCGTTCCTCGACTAAACCTACGGCTCCTCTTCTTGGCTGTCTTGCTAGGGCTGCACACATGAGCACTTAAAAAAAAAGTTTTTTTTATACGAATGTACTTGACCGAGGTTTGGGGTCTGCTACTGTAGTTGTATCGGAGGCATTCAGCCGAAGACTAACAAAACTAAATAAAATACCATGAAAATTCAAATCAATACAGAAGCCGAGCTAGACATCGATGCACTCCATGATGCTCTTAGCAATCACATCGAAAACCAGTTCGAATCAAGCATCGACTGCGCGTTGGATAATTACGACTTCCGCGACATCGTCAGGGACGAGGTCAACGACCTTGATCTATCTTATGAGATCGATAGTGTCCTTGATGATCGTGACGATCTTGTTCGTAACAACGAGATTGTTCAACTTGAAGATCGCATTAAAGAGTTGGAGGAAACTATCTCTCGCATCGGCTCGGTGCTTCCCAACAAAGCACTTGATGCTTCAGTTAAGGCAAACGAAGAGCTCTCGCTAGCATACGCTGACCTCGTCGACAAAACCAAAAACTTCATAGGTTTATCTCCATCCAAGGAAGAGCCAGAATCTCCTAACCCAGAAGGTTAGTTTCATGGTTCCGTCGCCTCAAGATTTGGGGCGGCGGATTTATACAATTTACTGCAATCTGATTAAATACTATGCCAAAGGATCAAAGCTTTCGAGCTCCTGCGGAGACAGTTCGAACCTCATTAATGTCATTTTCATACATACTTAGTGCAAGACCCAAGCAGTAAGGGAAGAGCCCGTTAGGTTTAATCAGATACACTTTACAAGCTCCGCCAGAGATGGCGGGGTTTTTTTGTGCCTGCTCGCTCCGAGACAGCCAAAGATAAGCGCAACTTGTTGCGCTTTGCATAGCTCTGCTATGCTTATCTTTGGCTATCATCAGGTGCAGTTTTTTGTTGCATTGGTTTGTTTTGTTTGTCAGTATGCAGGTCATGTCTAACCATATAGAACACAACGAATACGGCGGTTTTTCCGTCTACGAGCTCGGAGTTTATCCGCGCTCCTCTGTCCTCGCTGGGCAGACCCGTAAGTCATTCGTCGATATGTTCGACACGCTGGAGCAAGCTCAGGCTGCGTATCCACGTGCGGATGTCGGCGGTGATGTCGCTGTCAATACGTTCGACCACCTTCGTGACGACGTGGACGACCTAGAAGCGTACGAACAGGACTGCCTGCGGTACGAGTTATACTAAGAGTAACTCAGTTCCTAGCGGCCGCGCCCGAAGGGGTGGGGTTTTTTCGGGGGGGGGGGGGGGGGTCAGTGGGGAAAAGGGGGGTAAGGGGGGTA